GCTGAAATGACAAACACAGCATACGCTACACGCTATCGTGGTTATCCCGATGAGTGGAGTCGTATCTGGGCTACTAAGCTTAGAGAGCATAAGATTGACATTGAAAGAGCTATGCTCTTCGGTCAAAAAGCTCGTGTTGGTGGTATTCAGTACACTGAAGGTCTAGTTGGTCACATTGTAAAAAATGTAAGCCCTGTTGTAGATGACAGTGCTTTTAGTTACTCTTCTGGAAGTGCTTATCATAGAAGTGTAGCACAGTCTGAAATGACTTACGATAGATTACTTAGTGATCTTGAAGTAATTTTTGATCCGGCTCGTGGTGGTGCTTCTGATAAGTTAGTGCTTTGCTCATTACCAGTAATTACATTTTTTAATAAGTTAGGTTCAGATGCTTTTCTAAGTTCTTCTTTAGCTTATAGTAAAAATGCAAGTGAGCAAGCTACACCAACAGCAACTGGAGTAAATCAATCTCCAATGCGTTATAATATGTCTGAAAGACAAGGTGCTTTCGGTCATAGCATTATGGTTATTGATACTATTCATGGAAGACTAAACCTAGTTAAAGAGCCTCTATTTAGGGGTCAAGCTTCTGGCTTTATGCTAATGGCTGATATGAGTCAACTAGCTTATAGACCTTTAATTGGTAATGGTATTAATCGTGATACACAAGTAATGACTAATGTACAGTCTGCTGATGAAGATCTAAGAAAAGATATGATCTTGACTGAAGCAGGTCTAGAAGTTACTCTAGCTGAGTCTCACGCATTATACAACCTAGAAGGAGTGTAAGATGAGAAGTGATGTATTAAATGCAAACAGCGGTAGTTTTGCACTACCACCTAGTAAGGGTTTAATAAAAATAGAATCTAAGCTTGTTCCTTTTACGGCATCTTCAGCTAATATTGATTCTGGAGCTATGTCAGTTCCAGCTAATTCAATTATTACTAAGTTGACTGCTGTGGTTCATACTGCTTTAGCTCACGCATCAGGAAACATTGGTGTTAGTGTAGGTACAGCGGCTGGAGGTACACAGTTTACTGGTACTCTTGATGCAGATTGTCTTGAAGCATCTGCTACAGCTACTGCGGCTGGAGTTGGGTCATCTACTGATGATGTTTTAACTGCGGCTTTAGGTGGTACAGCTATTCTAGGAACACTAGCGGCATCTTACAGATCTGCGGATACAGACGTTCATTTTAGAGCGGTATCTTCAGGTGGTAATTTTACTGCTGGAACTATGTGCTATATTATTGAGTATATAGAACTAGGTAATAACTAATCCGAATACATAAGGATAACAGTTTATAGTACTGTGGGGAGGTTCAATAAAAGTTCCTCCCCAAAACTATGAAAGAATTAATTATGAAAAAGAAATGTATACATTGTAATCATCCTAATAAAGAAGGGTGGTTTTATTGTAAGAAATGCGGTAAGAAAGCTTCAAAAAGCATATTTACTACAAATATGTATATGATGTCTACTATGGGTAAGCGTACAGATGTAGAGCTTTCTACACAAAGCATTGATCAAAATGCAAAAGAAATGAGAAGTAGAGTATATGGCAACTAAGAAGAAAGCAGTAAAGAAAAAAACTGTAAAGCCAATTAAGAAGAAAGATCCAGTAATGGAAGCTTTAAGAAAGCCAGTTAAAATATAATGGCAACATTTGAAGCACAAGTAGAAGGTTTAACTGGTCTATCTATTGATGGTAGTAGTGCACCTAAACAAACTGAATTAACACAGTTTTTAACAGATGGTGCTAAAGAAATTTTAAATTCACTACCAAGAACTAGGCAAAGACTATTTACTACATCTAATGCATTAAATGCTAGTAGCCCTACTTTAACTTTAGGTGGTTCTGAAGTATTTAGTGTCGTTAGAAATGATGATACTATTAATCAGCCTTGTAGAGAAATAGCACCTCAATTAGAGGGTAGAGTTAGAGATTCATCTGATATGTCATTTGCAACAGCTACAGACCCTGTATTTTTTATAAGAGATAATGTATTAAATATTATTCCCACTCCTACAAATGCTCAAAGTGGAATTGTTCAAACATTAAATTATCCAGCAGTAGCTTATGGAGATTCTGCTATTGCAAAATTTCCAGATGATGGAGAATATTTAGTTCCATTATATGCATCTATAAAGGCATTACAAAATGCATTATCTGCTAAATCAGGAAACTCAGATATAACTATAGCATTAACTGCTATTAATACAGAATTAGATGAAACTCAATCTATTTGTGATGAATTAAATACTCAAGTAGATTCAGCTATAACTCAACTTGGAGAATCAGCAACTCAAATTGATGCTGATGTAGATACTGCTCTAGCGGCTATTAATACAGCGGCTGATAGAATTAATACAGCAGTTGCTTTAGCAAATACGCAATTTGATAGTGCAGTAACTTCTAATACGGCTGAAGATATTGAATTAGCATCTTCTCATGTAAATACTGGTAATGGTTTTTTATCAGAAGCTTCTTCTTCTGCTAGTGAAGCATCGGCTTATGCAAGCGAAGTCAATGCTAGAATATCTCAAGTAGGTGGATACAATCAAGTTGTTAGTGGATATTTAAATGCGGCTCAAGGATTTGCTAATGAAATCCAAACTAAAATACAAATAGCTCAGGGCTATGGTAATGAAGTTACTTTAAGATTAAATGTAATTAACACTGAGTATTCTCAAATGGAAAAACAACAAGCTAAATTACAAGCTGATTATGATAAAGGTTTAGCACAGTTAGTGAGGTAATATGTCACATTCAATACATACATTAACGGTAAAACAAATTATAAGTAGAGTTAGGCAGGTATTTCCAGATGCACCTGAAGCATACATTATGTCTTTAATAAATGATGCTATAAATGAAATGGGTGAGTATTCACAAAAGTCTATATCTGCTAAAGTAAATATTGTAGCAGATCAAATGTTTTATAATATTGGAGATAGTGCTACTGATTCTAGTGGTGAGCTATTAGGAATTAATAAAATTTATCGTATTGACATAATGGACAATGAGGGAGATTATATTCAAATACCTAGAGTTTTAGATGGCGAACCACTTATGTTTGACATAACTTCAGAGAGTGCAGGAATTAAAGATCCGGGCGATTAATGGCAAGTAATTTAAAATATCCAGAAGATTCAGTTTTATACTTTATAAGAGGTGACCAATTAGGTTTAGTTACAACTTTTTCTTCTAGTTCTGAAAGTAGAACTTCTAGGAAAGCGTATCAAGCAATAGACCATTCAGTTACAAATGGATTACTTATACATTACTATGGCAATCCTAAAAGAGTTACCGCAATTACAGATACTCCAGATGTGGATAATTTATTTCATTCCGCTATTGTAGATTATGTAAAGAAATGCTTATATATGGATAGGGCTGGAACAGCAACTGACGGCAATATAGCACAGGTTGCTATGGGTTTAATGGCACAACATGAAAGAAGTTTTAATAATGCCGTAAAGAAATATGGTACAAGAAAAAGAAGTAAAACTGGTGGAACTAGAGCAGTAGTCCCAGCAGATTTTAAATAATAGTTAATTTGCCCTAGTGGCGGTGGTGGAGGAAGTCAAGGAGTAATCAATGGC